TAAGTTCCTAAGTCTTGCTCAATACCTTTGTTAAGTACAACAACCTCGCCATTATCATTCTTTTTAAGTTTATCTTGAAGAAGAGATAGCATTTGTTCTGCATTTACAGCACCAGAATTACTGATTGCTGAAAGTGCCGAAGTCTTAATGTTTGCAGTCTCATTAGAACTTTTTAAGTTCTTTAATTCTTCATTTAAAGTATTTATTTGTATGTCTTTTTCTTGTGCTGTTTTGTTGGCTTCTTCCCATAAGTCTTTCCATTGCCCTTGGTCTTCAAGCTCTTTTTTTCTTTTGGTTTCTTGTTGGTCATAAACCTCAGTTAGCTTACGTTTTACACCTAAACGATCTTCTTGAGCTGTTGAAAGTTCTTTTTTCAACGAAGAGATTTGTTGCTCATAATCAACCCTGATACGATCAAGTTCTTGATTTTGAGCTTGGTTTTCGTCAGCTTTAGCAACCACGGGCTGCTCAGCAGGAGTCACGGACTCAGGCTGGATGACTTTTTCTTCCATAATTAAGCGTCAGTTTTTTTAGGAGTAGTAGTTTTTGTTGCTTTAGGGGTTGCTGCGGGAGCTGGTGCTGTTGTTGTTTCTGGTGTAGATACAACTTTTCCAGCATCTAGATCAGTTGCCCGAACACCTGATACGGAAACCCATTTTCCGTCTACTAACTCTACAGAAGGCATGGTAAAAATAGTATTTCCTTATTATTCTAGTCTATTAATTGTTTTCAGCTTCGTTTGCATTAGGTAATACCTCACCCTGCACTAAAATATCTCTAAATTCTTCCCTATCTATCACTTGTTGATCAAATAGTGAGGTCAAAGCTGTTATATCTTGACCGATTAGCCTATCAATATCAAAATCACGACTAATTTTAATTTCTGGTGGTTCTAAACCTAGATAATCAGCCGATAAATTAAACGCTTTTTGCATTTTCTGTTCTAAATCCAAAGAAACCATCGAAAGCATTGAATTTGTATCTACACGATCTAATCGGCGAGCATCTGCTGATTCTGCAACAAATTTTTGCTGTGAAAGCGTACTAATTCCTAAAGTTGCCATTTGCAACTGTAATTCTTGTATTTCTGCTGCCTGTGCTTCAAATGCACTAGCGGCTGGCTCTACATAATAAACTTTATTTCCTGGTTGGGTCGCCATTGCATAGTTAACACTGATAGCCATATCTTTGGTTTGATCGTCCCAACCCTCCATAACAAGTAAAGGTTGTGAAGCAACGTGCAAACTATGAATCAAGTCAGCTTGACGTTGAAAATGTGCCAAATTTAAATACGCAATATCTAATAACGGTGGTTTACTTGTCATTGTGTCTGTTTTCCCTGCATAAACAGTTACTAACGGTATTTCACCTAACGAAAACTCACCTGATTCAACTAAATCGTAGTCTTTTTCATCAGCAGGAGAATCAAAATTACCTGCAAAACTTTCATCTTGCGTGTACATATCTTTTGTTGTCTCTTTTTTCCTATAAATCTTGTATTGACCTGGCTCAATTACTCTGATTTGATCAAAAACTTTCTCTCCAAAGTCTCCTTCAGGTACAACAGCTTGTTCTGCAATTCTTACTTGTATCAATTTTCCATAATTAACCTCTCGATCTAGTCTCCAGCCATAAATATTTGCTGGATCAACTTCAATCCAATACGGTCTACGATTTTGATTCCTTTCTTCTGCAAGACTTCTTGCTCCTGTTGGGGCAGGAAAATCAACAAGAGTATTACTATGTCCATAGGTCAACGCACAAATTAATAATCTTCTTGCATACTCATCTAAATCCGATCCACAACCATCAACATCCTTAACAAACACATCTGTCCAATATGGATCGCCTAAAACGGTAATTGGTTTACGAAGAATTAAACCTGTTGCAGCTCTGACTAATCTTTGTGTGTAAGGAGAAAAAACAGAACGGTTAACTCTTGATAAATATGCGTCATAATCTTCCCTCGGTTCTAATGGTAAAAATGCTTCAGAATTTTGCCTTAAATATTCAGTCCCATAAGTAACAGCTTTCATTATTTCCCACGCCTTTGTCATATCTAAAACAGCTCTCGTTTTAGAAAATGGATTATCACCCCCACCTAAATAGGTTTGGCTAACAACATTTGTACGAATTGCCCCTGGTACAGAGTATGTCATCTAACTTTTAAAACACTTAACATTGCCTACAGTCTAAATGACTCAATAGATCCTGTAACCTGTCTGTCCGAGGGTTTCTGGTTTGGCTAAATTAAATTGTTGTAAACATAAATAACCGAAAGCATCGAAAGCATGGTCAACACCAAGATTTTTATTCGGTAAACCTGTGTTGGGGGCATAGGTTAGAGTCCTTAATGACTTAATTAATTCCTTGCATCTTGGATGAATAAATGTTCTTCTAACATTATTTGCATCAAATAATGCTGTATTAACTGCTGTAATTTTATCTCGAATTTTCCAGGGTGCTTTCGGTGCAGATACGTTAAATCCACTTCGTCTAAGGATGCTGTGATCTGTCGCTCCAACACCAGCAGTCTTCCTTGCTCCTCCAGTAGGGTCAGGACAGGCTATAACCCTTCTATCTATTCCATAACGGCGTGTAACCTCTTCAGCAAAATCCCATGTTGTAGCCCCTCCTGTCATAATTATTTCATCGAAAACATATAACGTATCGTCCTTCTTTACCGCACATATCCCTGACATTGGATCTACGTTAAAGTCAACTCCTAAAAGTAATGGGGCAATACTTATATCTTCTGCAACCGTTGAAATATTGTCATCGCCAAAACTAACAGCCACTAATCCAGTTAAATTTTCAAAACTGGCCTCAAATTCTTGCCTGAATGTACGCTCATCTAATTGTGCTCTGGCTGCTTCAACTTCATCTTTTGGTACGTTTCCCCCCTCAATTGTTGTATAACACCACCTTTTCCACTCTTCTGTAGGATCTTCTTTGCAATAACACCACAAATCATAAAACCAACTAGCAGTTCCATCTGGTGTACTAATAAATAATGCCCAACCTTGCTTATCTGCTAACGCAGGTCTTATAACTTCAAACCATACTTCAGCTCCCATAAACGCAGCTTCATCTAAAACAACACCTGACAAACTTCGACCTCTCAATGCCATTGCATTTTCTGTTCCCTTTAACTCAATTGACGATCCATTAACAAGATCGAGTCTCAAATCTGTCTCATTCTTGCTCTGTATCCATACTTTTGGCACTAACTTCTTTAATGCTTTCCATGCAATATCTTTTGCCATCCGATAGGTCGGAGCACAATAAAAAAATGTTTCTCCTGGCTTGCTAATCGCTCCACGAAGAAGTTCGATACAACTTAAATATGATTTGCCGAATCTTCGACCTGCTACTAAGACTCGAAAGCGTTTTTCACTATTAAATACTTCGCCTTGTGCCCATCTTAAATTTATTTCTGGTGCGGTTTTTACAGCCATAAGTTATTAGTTTTAAAGGTTTTTTATAGATACCCCCCTATTTTTACTCCAAAACGCTTGTAAAAGGTTATTATCCTATTAATAACGTTATTTTGAGTTGCGTCTGTGACCGATTCATGTCTTAACAGCTTTGATGCTGCACCCGTACCAGAAAAGAAGGAGGCTAGGCGAACTGTAGGGAATAAGAATCCTAGAATGTTAGTGGAAGCTAGGCAGCAGCGACTTTATAGAAGGCAGTTGGAAGGTTTACCAGCTAGGCAACTTGTTATAGATCATGCAAGTAAAGAAGGTGTTTCAGTTGCAACAGGTTGGAGCGATTGGAAACAAGTTAATGCTTGGAATGAAGAAGATTGGCAAAAAGATAGGGAAAATATGTTATCTCGTCTTCAAGCAGCAAGACTTAGACTTTATGAAAAAGCTATACGGAAGGGGCAATTACAAACTGCTGCTCAAGTACTCGATTCTATAGGTAGGGTTATAGGAGAAAGTGTTGAACATGTCAGTATTCAAGCTCCTGAACTCTCTATAAAAGTCGAATCTAAACAGGACTTACCATAATCACGTAGAACTTAGTTTCGGATATATATTTAGGTTCAGGGGGACGTGTTCAGGTACGTCTACTTTTCGGAGCCATCCCCCCTAATACGTCTACCTATTGGAGTAGTTGTTATCATAATCGGCTAACGTCTACAATTAATTGGCAAGCTAAAGTAATCTGATAGAAAAAATATTTTAGAAATTAAATTATTAAGATGGTTGTAATTTGTATAAGATTATGGTAGAATTAAATCAATGGGAGAGGATTAAAAACTTTTCCAGATAAGAATCTAGAAAACCAGTTAGAGCAAATCACCACATTCTTAATAGAATCTGTGGCGAAATCTTAAAGCAGCAGCTCCAGAGCCAGCTTTTACCAGTTGGCAACGTGCTAAAGCTAAAAGAATAAAAACCT